GATTCCAACTGATTCATTCTAACAAGCAATGCCCGTATGAGCAATGCTTGCATTGAATTATCGGTATTTAGCTTTGGTATTAAAACTCCGGATTCTACTCGTTCCATAACATATATCAAGCAAGGGTTATCAATCTAAACCGCTTCAATAACGCACTTTTTGCAGGATTGGTGCCGTAAAACACGACTTTAATCTTAATGCTGCTGTATGCAGGCGTCGTTCCTGCCATTATCGCATCGGCATCAGCTTGCGTTAAGCCGGGGTAAATCTGTAAAATATCAGAGGCGCTCGCAAATGGCGCATGATTTCCATAAAATTTAGATGGATAAATTTGCGATAACAAAACGTCAACCGTTCTAAAATCAGTCGCATCAGCCGACGTAAAATTGGCAAGCTGCGAAATCTTATCAAGCTTAAACCAACCTTCACCAATATCAGCATACACATCAAAGCTAGTACCAACCGGCTTATAAACATCAAACAGCAATCTTGCGTCACGAGATGCCACGGACGGTGTAATTGTTTTTGTAATATAGCGATGCGATTGCCCAATAAACCCATCAACCTTGCCTGCTTCAGCGTCTGCACCTTGAACAACCGATTTGTTAAGTACACGATCGGTCACAGCCACGGCGCTGAAAGTTGTTGTATTAATAATAGGGGCAACAAATCTCGAAGGCGCCTTAAATGTCAAGGTTGATACGATGCTATGTGGCGTTGTATTTGCATTCGACGCCCGTTGTATCAAGCATGGAACATCATGTGTTATAACAGAAGGCATTGACCGATTTGAAACGATTGTGCCGGCTGGTACATCCCACGTCTTAAATTCAGTCGATGTTTCAATTGTGCAGCCATTCAGTGTATATGCACCGCTTAGTGTGATATTATTAAACGTCAAATCCGTTAATACCAACGTTTGCGTGCTTGGCACTACGGTGCGTGTTGACGACGCGTTTGCAGTGGTTTGTATTGTGCAGATGTCGGGTCCTTTATTTTCAAGAACTGTATACTTTCCGAATGGTATACCAATGGACATCGGTTCAACGGAATTAACGGTGGTTGTAAACGAGATTTGATTATCCGGAACTTGGCCTGTAATAAGCTTAAGCATCTTATAATCATGACGCTCATTACTTAATATATTACCCACAATTGATATAGTTGTGCCCGATGTTAATACGCTACCAATTAAGTTATCAAGATACAACACGGGCGCCAATTGATTTGTATAATCAATTCTTGTGACCGTTGATTTATGAGTGGCGCCGGCGGTCACTGTTGCACCAATTGGGATTTTTGTATTGGACGGCACGTTTATTGTAATAGCCTGTGTTTTTGGCAGCAATTCAATTGATTTTCCGGGAATGGCATGCATACCGGGTGCGTTGATTGTTGCAATATTTGAACCTTGCACAATATCAACGCTCACAATCGTTGGATACGATGCGGTAATGCCATAATCTCTAGCTTTAACAACGGTTGTATCAGAATCAAAATATGCAACACCGATGCGATATTTTAGATCTTCATTTTGCTCTGCTGTCCATGTGACGGCATTTTGTGATCTAAACGAACTGCCAAAGCTTGGTTGTGTCGTGATAGTTGCGCCGGTTTCCTTGCTCGTTTCTCCAAGTTTTGCTACAAAGATCCGAGTATCAGGCGAATCACAGCCAACAACAAAAGCATAATCATGATTGCCCTCAATGAATGCCGGTGTTAAAAACTCGAATCGAGTGGCCACCGATGCGTTTGCGCTAGTTTGAATATCGGCTGGCATTTTTGTTGCTCGAGCAACGACGGTTGTGGTCGGATAGCCATTATCCATTGTTACGATTTCAACCCACACGGGTGTCGTGCTCGTTGTATCCACCGCATCAAAAAACAATTCAACAAATTTAATAATTGAATCTTGACCGAGTCTAAACGATTGGGCTAGCGGATCACGCAACACGGGTGGAGTTACAATGGTGTCAATGCGCGTGGCTGTTTTTATTGAGCTCAATGGCGTTGTTGTTGTAACCTGTGACATAACATTGGCGCCGATTTGCCGTTGCGTTACATCAAGCCCACCCGAGAAGAATAAAGCATCTGCGTAAGAACGATATTCAGGAATCAGATCAAATGATGGGGCTTGCGTTAATGTGATTTTCTTTGTGCCAGCAAAGAATTTGCCCGGTTTAATATTGATAATGGCAATCATACGGCCGATATTATCGGTACGCAATACACCGGGCTGCTGATCATTTGGATAGATTAGCGTACAATCCGAGGTAACATCAATGCCATCAATATACATAAACATCCGGCAATTGGCCCGCATTGTAGTGGCAGCAACCCGAATATTTGTTGCTCGCATATATGGGCTAATGGATGCCGATGTTAATACATTGATTGCGGCGGATGTTGTTTTTGTCTTTGTTGTGGTTTCCGATCCAATACGCACGAATGTGTCTTTAATGGTACTCGTTTCTACTTTTGTATCAGAGTACATACCATTACCAACATATTGAGACAACACGTTCGTTGACGATGCTAATACCGTGGAATTGGAAAACTGCCATGCGCCCCATTCCTTTGTCAATACGGTTTTTTCAGTTGTTGTACCACTGAGCCCAATCAATTCGGCGTCTTTTAAGTTTAATGTAATCGCTGGTTCGTTTGTTGTATCCGTCCATGTATCAACATTCGGAAATAGTGTTAATGTTCCTTTCTCGGGGAAAACCTTGAACGGGTTTAAACTAACCGACTTGCTTGATATTGGCTGTTCATTGGCAACAACGGTTGTGTGAGCCGGTATAAACACCGTATCGGTTTGGACGGTATTATTATATTCAATTTCAAGCGGGATGGATGTTGTTGTATATAACGGACGGAACACGCCTTTAGCCCGATCATAACTACCTTTAAACGCTACATTGGTTACATCGCCGCCACCATAGGTATTAAACGCGTCTGTGAGAATGCCGCTTTTTGTACGTGGAATACCATCAAGACCAACCGTTGATAAATTCACAGCCTCGTTTTCAAGTTGCGTCAATGCTAAATCGGCCTCAACTGATGAAAGTCGATTATCGAGCCCCTGAATATCGCTCATTGTATAACGCCGGCTTTCTTTGACATTGATCGTATGATCCGAAATATTTGAATATCCGGGCGCAATATTAATTGTGCCAAGCGCTAATTGATTGCGTCGTTGGAACGGTGCAACTTTATCCGTAAGCGCAGGGACACCTTTAATAATTTCAATATTGCCGTCTGTGTCTATTGCGATCGTATCAATTCGACCCGCATAGCATGAATAATCAAATTCAATGGTTGGCGATCCAGCAATAATTACACGAGGCAACGTCGAGGTTTGGCCTGTCTCTAATTTTGGTCTAAAATCAATCGACTGCAATGGGTCAAAAATCTCACCAGTATTCGATGAGTATTTTTTCAATTCGGATAAATTATAAGGCACTCCCGTTGTTATATCATACGACGTTGAGCAAACATAATCGCCCGTTGTCGACCAATCAAAAGAATCATAGGTGGCCGTTAATTTATAACCAGATTGCAAGCCGGCATGAATAACAGGGCTACCGTTTTTACGATATAAAATGTCCGGCTTGATGTTAATATCGCTTGACGACGATTTTAATGCAAATAATTCCGTAACATTTCGATCGGGCTGACCGGGAATTGATTCCACGACGGAAACAAGCCGCAATACGTCATGATTTAACCCAACATCGTACGACGTCCCGCCTGAAATGATTTGAGTTTTTCGGCTTAATACTTTAGTAATTGGAACTAAGTTTTTATATTGTAGGCCAACGCTGATAAAAATATAATCATACGTTCCGGGCGGTGTCTGAATTCTAATTTCGTCAGCTGACACAAATAATTCATCTGTATAACTACCCGTAAATGCATCCGGACCGGTCACTCCGCTAAATTTTCCACCGAACACTTTTGGAATATTGCCATACACCTGAAATTCTGCGCCAATTGGTGCATTAAAAATAGCAACACCAGCCGCATTAATTTCTGTGCTTTTTATGATTGCCATTGTTGTTAATGAAACGCCGTTATTGAATGCAGCAATTGGCCCAACCGTGTTTGCATTAAAAATAAGGTTAGTCCGGCTCGGGAAATAATAGCTTTTTTCACCGGGAATGATGAATGTTTTTAGTTTGGCATTTGTATTTGGCACGCCGTTATCAAGTCTTGTAAATACAAGGTCCGTATTGCTTGGGATATTTTCAGGCAATTTTGAACAATACACTTTGTACCGCGTACTAATTACGCCGTATTCAATTGATAACGGAACAATTGTGAAAACCTGCACGTATCCATATAATTTTCCGCCGTGCGTTTTTATTTCCCATATCGAATTATTTGATGAATCCATAATAATGCTCGATGTCCCGCCATTTTGGAACATCGTCAAATAAGTGCCGTCGTTGTATGATCGTTTAAATTCAAACCCCGACACTGACGATAATGATTTATCAATATCAACAAATGTATCCGAAATTGTTTCTGTCCGATACCCACGAACATAGGCAGCAAACGGTGAAATTTTTACGGTAAGCTTGGTTGGATCGCCGTTTAACTTAAAACCCGTCGCATCGTCTTCTGAAATTTTGTTATTGTTGAAGACAGAAACGCGAGGTGTGTTTAATGTATAATTCCCCGACTCTTCAAACGTGCGCTTTGCAAGCATATCCATGAGATCTGCGTATTTTGTCTCGGATAGGATAAATGCCGCCCGACCAAACTTATAAATGACGAGTGTGATATATGTTACATTTGCCGATTCTGTCAATGGATCAATGATAGCAAGTTTACAGTCCGTAAAAATACGGTCGGCGCCCGGTAGTCCGGCATTACTATATTGCAAATTTGAATCTAATAAATTAGCATCCTCTGCATAGGTTACAATGCGTTCAGTGACGACGAGACCAACCGTTAAATCTTCTACGTTTGGCGTATCACTAACCCACAGCGATTGTGATTGCACTTCAGCAATACCACCATTTACAAAGAATTTACCGTCAGAAACGTGCACAATAATACCGCTATCAACCTTTTCAATGTTATAACTTAACGCACTATTGACTGTGATAATATCGCCCAATAAAAAGCATTGAACCGTGCCGCTCGTCCCAGCATTCGTATACGCAATTTCGACGCGCATTTTTGAATTTGGTAAGCCATGTGTTGCAATAGCCTTCGCCATCAATCCGTTTGTTTCATTCTTTAGCGTATCACCGGGCTGAATGCTTGGCACACCGCCGCCGACTTGATTGACGATAATATAATCGGATAAAACGGATCGAACAGTTGCACCCGAAATACGTGCGCCATTTCTAAATAAATGCCCCGATACTGCTGCCAATTGTTGCTGCTGAATTCGTTGCAATTCGTTCAATTCACCGGCCTGCAGCGGGCGACCTGCTCGGAAAGCAATATGACTATAATTGGTTACCACATTATCGCCGTATGGCGGTTCATTCATTTGTGTTTTCATTTATGCATGCCTCTAAAAACTGTATGTCACGTTTTAAAATTTAGCTCTCAGCTGACCCACTCTATACGGTGGTTGTATACAGCGCTAGGTGTCCGGTTTGATGGGATACAACAAAATATCAAATGCAACGGTGCTTAAAATACTAGCATTTGTAGTTAAGCCATGCATCTGTTTTGCCTGGATTGGTATCATTGTACTGTTAAGAGTTGCATTTGAATCACAGCCCGTTTTAACATTGCATGACACGTCAGTATATAGCGTATTCAAATAAAATCCAGCAGGTTTTATCTTATTTAAGATTTCATCGGGCAACGATGATCTGAATGTTATTGGCGTATAATCCGGCGCGTTTGCAATATACAACCCATCGCTTAAGCCACCGCTTGACCTGGTATTAATACGAGAAAGCACACGCACAAATAAATTGGAAAGCGTGAATGCCGAAGCTAGTCTACTCGTGTTGATAACATTATAAACGAGACGCGGCATTGTTGGATTATTATTAGCATCGGTCAACTTTAACGAAAACGGCAATACAATAGGTCCGTCTATGCACTTCTTGCCGTTTGCGGTATACGCAAGCATTTTTTGCTCATTGCCGTGTTTATCAACGCCAACAACATAAACCGGTTCAGCTGGACCAGGCAGCAATTCAATTAATTCGATGGTCGGGTAGTACTGAACGAAGCTAATGGTTCGATTGGTATACTGCGGTGTTCCGTAATTAATGATTTTCGTTTGATCAATGTTATAATACTGCGAATTAAAATTTGGGTGCACGATTGCATTAACGACGTACAGTTCTCGATCCAGCCCACGAATTTTGCCATACAACCCGATCTTGCCAATTGTTGAAATTGTTGGATTCCATTGCATAAAATCACGCATCGAACTTATGCCGAACCTAATGATTGCACCATCGCTTGTTATATCCATATCAGCAATAACATGATCGCGCTTTATTGAATCGGGTGCATTGTAAAAACGCGCATAAACTGCGTCTGGATTGATCGTATGGCCATTTTCGGATATTACATATAGCTCTACTAGGGCAGAATAATCGGCCGTGTTCTCGGACAATATGGCAGTCAGTGGCGCGTTATTGCCGTGGTTAACAAATGATTCTTCTCTTGAATAAAAATCGGCGAGCAACGGTGTTGATATAGCATATCTGAGATACGCCATGGCACCAGCAAGATACCTCCAACCTTTAAACGTTGGATCACCTTTGATATATGTATGCTTGGCAGCTAGTTTATACAATTCAGCGCTTGCTGTGATTTTATCAAGCCCGATATTGGCGGCCAAAACGCTAATAGCTTCAACGGCTGAAATATCTGTTCCCGGATCAGAAAGCTCATTATACAAATCGGCGATTGCATCAATATCTCTTAAAATTGTGTTTTGGTACGTATCAAAAACGATAGATCCAATAAATTCAACAAATTTATCGTTTTCGTCTCGAACCACACTCGGTATTGTAAGATCCGTAACAATGTGCTTGTATTGTTTCATCAGGCGACACTTATATTATACATGATTGAATCAATCGGCGGTAAGTACGACCAGTTGCCGGTTATTGTTATTTTTCGATCTTGCTGGCGTTTACCATCGGCAAATTGTAATTTTGAAGTTTGCGTTATTTGAACATCAACATCATCAACGTTAATGGATGCTACAAACGAATTAATGAACGGCAATTCTATTTCAGTATAATACCCGGGCAGCATAATCGAAATGGATTTAATATTGCAACGAATACCGCCGTTAATTGAACTCGCAATATCAGCATTATCGGTGATAATTTCCGAAACTGATACATACGTTAATTTCTGCTGCAGCCGTTTTAATGTGGATACAGGGACTATATTACCATTGTCGTTTCTATTAACCTCAATTCCAACAAGCGCAACGATTGGATGTCTAACTGTTAAATGCATTCCATTTATCATTCTAGGTTCCACGGCTGATTGAATTGTTCTAATGGTTGCGTGATCAAGCCGCTGTCCATTTTTAAAGATAGCATATATGGCAATACTCATAAAGCCATCTTCCGTTCGTGTTATATCGGTATCAACAGATAGCACGCTAATAAACGGAAACCTCGCCGTGATAGCGTTTTTAATTTGGGCTGGCGTTATTAATGGCGAATTTATGGGTTGCGCGTTTATAATTTCATTGCGCAGTGTCTCAATATCAATACCAATCCTTGAAGTCGTTGATCTAATATTTTGGACTGTTGCCGGCGTCAAACCCCATGCAGACGGCCAATTAATTTCGCTTGTATTGAAATACGCATTATCCTGAACTCTTACGTATGAACAATGCACATATTTATCCGTTGGTACACTATTTGCAATAATTAGTTCATAACCATTTTTAACTGACATAATCATTACTTCGGGTACGGAATAGTCGCCCGAAAATGGCGTTGTCAATTCACGAGAATTTACAAGGTCGCTATAAGAATCAGAAATCACAACTCTCAATGTTGCAATATCAATATCATTGCCAATGATAGCATATCTCGGCACGTTTTCCGACGTTGTGTGATAAATGACAGATTTGCCGGGCGTCCCTGCGGCAACTATTAGTTTAACCTTTGGCTTCGTCGGCGTGATTCTGTCGGTTATTGCAACATCGGTAATTACGGTATTATTACCGGTAACGGCCGAATATGTCTGAATCCCCGTCGTAGCTATCGTCGTGTCAATAATTGCATCAACCGTCGCTATACCAGCAACAGCTTTTCGGGGAACAATGCCACGCAAATATGCATGGGTTGATAATGACGACTCTAGTCTAGCAGATGATGGATCAGTTTCGGCTTTTGCAAATGCGGCATATAATCCGATATACTCACCATTTCTAGCAAGTAAATCGAGTAATACACCCATGCCACGACCATGCGCATCATAATCCCCAAACAATTCATTATTTTCGAGTGATTCTACTAGATTTGCCCTAATTGTATTAAAGTCTATTTGATGCGACATGGTTGGCCTCGAATGTTAAAGTATCACGGACACGTTGCACGACCGATAGTGAATTGCCCTGCTAAAATACGCGGGGCTCCATCGCCGTTTGATACGGTTTTAGGTGCGCTTAACGGCGATACCATTAATAAGTTGCCACCGGTCTGATCGTCATACAAGCCAGTCGCAACGATTGTGCCCCAATTTGCGGTTGGTACGTTGAATGTAACATCCTGCGCATTACTATATACGTTAGCTGTTGGTCCGGTCCATGTCGCGGGCCCTTGTGGCATGGCAACGCGCGCATAACCAGTGCCCGACGTTGATACTTCGGTGCCACCGGTACCAGCAAGGTTTGGTGCCGTTGTAAATAACGCAATGTATGTCGTAGCAGGCGATGTATACGCCGTGCCCTTAAGCAAAAAGTTTAATTCCGCCTGGTGCAAATAGTCTGAAGTCGTTGAAGCTGGCATTTTTTATCACTCCCTATCGTGTTGATTCATTTTTCAAATCGTTGATTGCAAAAGTAACAGGCAACTCCATCAAGGTGTTGTTTGCATCGTATGCTAATGATACATCCCCAATGGCTGTGACAAAGCATGAAATTAGTTGCATCTTACTTACGACTTTATCATCGCGATCCAATAGATGCAATGTAATATCTGTCATATACTCGCGAGGTGTTACTCGACCGCGGTTGGATGTAACACCAATGCCAACGTTAAGCCATGCGTTAAATGCGTGATACACCTCCATGCTATCAATGGTAATAGTAACGTTCCAATCATTGATTGTAAGATCGCCCGCTAGTTTAACAGTACGACCCATATAAGGCGTCTCAGCCGGCCCAGCTGTTAAACCAGGAATTGATGCTGATTTTGCCAAATATGATGCCGTATTTGCAACGCTACCGCTGGCAACACCCGACGGAAATGCAAAAATAATTCGGTAACGGTTTGGACGCTGCCCTCCGTTCCGGATCCCATTTGTAATAAAATCTGTAACGCTTGCTGTCATTTTGTCTACCTTTGTAAGCTCAAGAAATTAATAGTTTAAATTTGACCGGCTCGGCCACTACTTCGATATTAATATTTAGGGTTACCAACAATTCATAATTGCCGCCCGAGCTTTCCGGATTTACAAGTTCAACGCTGATAACTCTTGCGCGTGGTTCATAAATTGAAATTGCATGTTTTATGAAAACTTCCGCATCGACAATACTTGCAAAATTTAGACCATTATCAAATATAAGCCTGTTTAAGTCCGCACCGGCGTCAGGCTTATACGGCACATCAAATTTACCAAACCGTGCGAGTCTACTAACGGATTTAATAATTGCTTCTCGATCTTTTACAATGGCAATATCACCGTTTGGTTGTTTTTCAAAAGATAAATCGAGATCAACCACCTTTTTTATCAAAGTCATTACACAAAAACCCCCTTGCATCCGTTTAAAATTATATCAGTTTTTTTAAACGACACGCTAGAACCCAACATGGCGCAAGGTCTGCCATTAATAAGGACGTCGTTTTTACCGGTTAATATTTTACCAAACGGCATTGCCACTGTATCACCGACTCTAGCGCATGGCATACCTTCAACTAATACGTTTGTACTACCTGTGACAACGCGCCTTGGTCCTATCTTGCCGCCGCCGGTCGTCATTGAGTTAATTCGTGCAATAGGTCGCATCTTGGTTTGTACTCGTTTAATATCGCAATAATATTCGCGGCGTCACTAACAGCCTTGCCCAGCTGTATATTCAATGCGGTTTGCATATTAATAGCCGCACCATCAATTGCAGCATTGACAATTTCGGTCTTCGTTGCGCAGTTAATGTTAGCGCCTGATTGTTCTAAATTTCTGTAATACACTTTATCCATACCTTAAATTTAGGACCTCGTGCTAATGCAAACGCTTTCCGATATAATTTTGCAAGATCCATCAACTGTTACGTACTATGCAAAATTTGATGATCCATGCGATGCTAATGGACAACTTGCATCCACTCATCTAATTGATTATAGCCAAAACAATTTACCAATCGGCCTAATACATTCGGGCGGGCTTGGTGCACATGAGCTCGGCCATCCACAAATAGGCGATACCAATAATATCGGAGGGGCTCTTGCATTATCTCCATACGGAACGGCAGCAAATCCGAGCCAACTCGCCGCATATATTGAAGTAATGCCGTCTTTAACGGCAAGGCCATTTTTATCGGGGGTTGCATCGGATTTTACGGTTGAGTATTTAATAAGCTATCAGCCAACACCGCAAACAACAAATCATACCGATGAAGGGTCAACTCAAAAAGTACTGTTCCAGCAACCCGGCTTGTTCGCAATGTCACAAGAAATCATAAACAATTCAGGCGGCATGCGGTTATTTAATTTTATTCCAGCCTTTGGTAATATCGCTAGTTCTAACAACACCCCTTTAAAAGCGGGCGATAATCATATTGCCGTCAAATTAAAAATTGTAGCAAACGCAGATGGAACTTACACATTAAATTACTATGTTTTTATCAACGGCATTCTTTATACCGACGCCGGCTCAACAAATAACAAAACAACATCATCAATAACCGTTAATAGTCTTCCTGCAATTCCAAGTGGCGCATCGACAACACCGACCTACATATTGGGATCGCCAACATCCGTGCATTTTAAAACGCCAATACGAATAAGCCATCTCGCTTTTCATAATAGAGCGTTATCCGATTATGAAATTGGGCAGCGCGTTGTATATGTTTATAGCTTTCAAAAATTATTAAATGTTATTAACGCCGGCCAAGGCTCAGGATTTTCAAATCAATTCATTGATAATAAAACGGATGCTGTTGTTGGGCAAGCATCGACTCGTGTTGGTGACGTCGTTATTACGCCCACTCTGCCCTATGATTTTAGTATAAGCGGTAGCACGAATCACGTAAAAACAAATAACGGCACATTATTTATACCGGCTGCCTCAACAAATTTTTTACATATCACGTTTAAAGTCGATTCTGTCGGTGCGGTTTTAACAACAAATAATACGTCGTATCCAAACAACGGAATAGAAATTCAGGTCGATGAATACAATTTATCAATTTATTTATCCGCGACATATATAATAAAGGCGAAGCTATCAGATCACAACCTAACGTTTAATAGCAGAATGTCTGTCAGTATTGGCACAACAAATCCAGATAGCGACGTATATCGTTTTTATGTATTACTTAATGGCACGTTAATTCATACGTCCGTCGTGCCTTTACCAGCATCAATACAACAAATTATCGCAGGTAAATTTTCATCATCCAATAAACATCCCGCATCAGTTGAATTGTTTGATATTATTTCAACTAACTCGTATATAACACAGGGCTTTGCATCTGCAATAGCTGGCGCCAATAAAATATATAGCGTATCCGGATTAACATTGGATAGCGGATACCCTAGCACCGCCATTGTCCGCATTTATAACTCAGCAACGGGCGAACTTACAACAACGGTAAATTCGAATAGCGACGGTCAATACATCGCGTATTTATCATCAAACGCTCCCGTTGATATTGTCGTAAAAATAGGCGCAAAGTATAAGTATGTGTCGCACGTTATCCCGGTCTAAGAATTATTAGCAATACAGCGAGGATTGATAAGTGGCATGCACCGAAACTAATATAAATATCAAAGAATCTGCGCCTTCATCGGGCGATGCATGCCAGCTTTCAATCCAATTATTACCGTATGCTTTAAAAACGCCCGTTATTCTTGGGACAGTGGAGCACTGGACCGGTTTTAATAACGGCAATCCTGCTCTATCAAGACCCATTGTTATTGGCGAACATTATGCGGTTACCGGCACGACATATACCGCAGTACTTAAAACGCATTCAAGCCCATTTATTGCACAATCTCCGACTGCAAACGGTTATTCCACATTAACAGATATTGCAACAACCTTTGCGCTAAACCCCGTTAGCGATACCGGCATTGAATCCAACTGCAACTTAGCCGTCGCATTATCATTATGTACAGACGTATATACGGGTTCCGCGTATGATGCTGGCATCTCAGTAGCTGCTGCTATAAATTTACAAGCATCGTTTAACAATGGCAAAGAATCAAGTACTGCGATTGAAAGCTATCCCGGTTTTATACAACAAAATAATAACGGATCGGCGCTTGCTGCTCAACTCAATACATTAATTGAGCTCACACCATTTGCTAATAATGGGGTAACGCTAAGCAATATTATTTCGGTTTCATTGGGTTTAACACCGAGTTGCGAAATAGGTTCGTATTCAGCATCTGATATTAAAATACCGGACCCGATTAATCTAGTAATCGAGCACACAAAATCAAAGGCCAACGATGCGTATCTTAATACAAGATTCGGCTGCGGTTCTTTAAAGCCAATAAAAATAGAGCACGGGCACTCGTTATCAATCAATAAAAATAATACAGTCATAACCGTTTGGCGTGAATGTTATGAAAAACGTTTATGTGCGACATTGGGCATATCGTCGCCACTATTGAACATGCGCGACAAACCCGCAAATCATGGACATATAGCGGCATCCCAATTAACTACCTGTATAAAAACGGGCCATGAACATTTTGTCCGTGCGACCTTATACGAGCCAATTCATAACGTGTGCGCTCAGAGCGTAACATATTCAGGCGCTAATTTATATATTGACACGGGCACACTGCGGGGCCAAACAAATTTATGCGCAAATGTCGTAAAATTGAATAAAGGGTTTGACGTTTCTTCTGATATAAGCATAACATACGGCTTAACGATAAAACATGCGGGTACGCACGGCGCTGTAATAGAATTAACAATTGATCCAAAATTTAAAATATTAATGACGGCGGGCTTAAATGCAAACACGACATTCGTGCCAAATGATTACCCGATGATTGCCCATTTTGGGACCGGGCCCAGCGCTTCAAGCGTACTATCTGTTATTCATGCCAATGCCGCGATCGGACACGCATCTAGCACAATACTTTCTTTTGCGCCAAGGGTATATGATAGATGTTTTAGCGATATAAACTATATTTCAATTGAGCAATTAACGGGAGCGATGTCCGAAACGGATATTGAATTAACCATGTTTGCCCGTCCTGTGGTTGCACCGAAGATAATAGTCGCAGAAGAAGGCGAAATTGTGAGGGTTGAATTCTAATGACATGCAATGCGGGATCGAATCATCTGCCAATTAATACAACAATGCCATTAAGCAATTCATCAGTGGTATTGACGGCATACGATGCGTATACATTATATATCACAGCAAACGCGGCCGTCACTATTCAGTTTTTTTCAGAGGCGTCTAACTCATTAATTGCATCGGCGTCAATCAACCAAATTGGCGGTATTGCTTCAATTCAGTTGAACCTTGTCGCGGGCCGTTACAAAATATGCAAATCATCGGCCAACGTCTCAGGTACAATGACACTCTTCACGGGCGGGTTTAAACTGCCAATTGTATTTTTGCCCGAAGCGATACAGACCGCCGCAAATTCATCATCTGATATATCAACGCTCGGTGATTGCACCGGTTCGATGACAACATTTAAAATAAAGCATGCAAATGGTTACATCTCGAATTCGGGCAGACTTAGAACGACATCAACCAGCAGCACAGGAACAACCCCACAGCCTGCATCATCATACGTGTTCACATTAACGGATTATAATTGGCGACCAGTTAATATTGCCAATAATATTATTGAGTTCACAGTACCCGAATTACAATGCGTTGACCACGATTCAAAGCCCGTATGGCTATTGACGGAAGATCCAATAATTAGTATCCCGTACATTGCACAAAATAACACCGATAGCTTCACTGGTAATATCACACTCATTATTCAGCGCACATACGATACTATTTCTAAAATCGCGCAGAACGTCATATATCAGCTCGACGCAATAGGCCCTGATGTTGATATTAGTTCATACGTTTCGGATCAATATACGCAAAATAATGAGCAATTGGACACGTCTGCGCCAAATGATGCCGGTAGATTTGTTGTAAGAATGTACCATGGCAAATCCAATGCACCGATTTATGTCAAATGGCTATTTACAACAGATGACATTATGACACCATTAGAAGCCGATGCGTTTGGGAATGATATGCAACTCACGGAAACGGGTGCTATTATTGATGCGTTGACGGGCATTGAATTGGCAACCGTTAGTGGAGGAACTCCGCTATTTTTAGTGACGTGATGATCAATTCAGTCTAATCAGCTTAGCCAATAGTGACATCGTCGTTGTTGCTGAAACTTTTATTTTTGAAGTCGTGAATTCAACCGCGCCTGCCAACATTGACCCGACTGCCCCACCGATATTGAATTTGGCCTGCGTTATATTATGCACCGACAAACCCTTTGTCAAACGCGCATACCCGGTTGAATGCATCTTAATATCCTTTGCCGCAAGATACAGCGTTTCCGGGCTTTTTATAACAATTGAGCCGTTAGCCCCTATTTCTATAAAAGCGCCCGACGAATGTGATATTGCTATACGTTCCGCGCCCCCTGTATCATCCAGCTCAATTGTATGGCCAGACCGCGATGATATTACTCGATTATTACCATAGGCCGGTGCGCGTTTAATGGCGGGTTCATCAAAGTCTATTGTACCTCTTATTTGATTTTTATTGTGCTGTTCCGCGCTGGTTTTATCAATAATGCCCCCAGCGAGTCTATGTAAATCGGGCTCACCGTCGGACGATAATGATTGAATGCTGCCAATAATAACAGGAACTTGTCTATCGGCATCAATGAATAACCCAACGACCCAACTCCCCTTATTTAAGTACGGCGTATCGCCAATACCGTGCATAGACGCACTTGTTACAGGCATTAAGGCGATTGACCACGGTAGCGCATCCTTGTTTTTTATATTGGCTCCGTGAATGTCCACGCGATACCTGCCTAATTTCTTTGGATCATCGCAGTCGACAATCTCGCCCGTGAATAAAAATTGTATGTTGCCCGTTGCGCGTTGTTCGTTGTTCATGCACACCCCTCACGCTTGATAATTGCGCAATTTAATATATTCAACCCGCATTCTTGATTGGATATGCGGTTTAAAATCCATTGCAATGGCAGCAACCACATGCCGACCAGCCGTTCGTGGATCGAGTCTCGCGTCAAGCTGTCTACCATCATTATCCTTCAATTCTATTCTAACAGGTGAGCCGAGATAAGAAAACATATCGCATGCCGCCCATTGCACCGCGACTAGTCTATTGCGATTCATTTTGTACAGCGCCGAAACCCTCGACGTGGATTGGTCAATGGTGCTTCCCGCAATACTATTTCCAGTGTCAAATGGATCCGTTACGATTCGAGTTTTAATATAAGAGTCGTGCGATGGGGTATTATCATTTGTACGCTGAAAAGAATCAATATCAGACGGCGCATCATCGCCAAAATTGAATTTGCGTTGTTTAACCGACTTTTTCAAAATATCAACACCGATGAATGTGTTTGCCTGATGCCCGCCTGCCACCGATACAATATTATCATCATCGACAATTTTATACTCTTCAATATTCACTTCATACTTTTTGCGTATTTCCATATCATTATTATTACCAGGGACATGGTATACTTTTAATTTCGTTGAACCTTCATCATACATCCGCTGAAATGATTTAAACGCAAGACTATCGGGCGTATCCTGAAAAAATAAAAAATCTGCGCGGTTGCCGTCTAATGCGTGCTTGGACAACCAATACATGCTTTCGATTGGACTCTTATTAACGATATTGCACGTTATTATATTGCTAGCCTCGTGCACATTTAATGGAATACCGCCGATGTAATTGGAAGCAATCATATTAGCGGCTTCATGGACGTGTTTTGACTTTATATGCTGCATGACATTTTTATTCAGATCATCCGCAACATGGATAGACGCGCAAACCAACTTATACGTCTGATTAAATCTATTAACCATTATTCTATCGGTAATGGCCATTATTTTCATGCGTAAATTTAACGTTTTTGTATCAAATTGCAAGCCATGCGATAAAGACGTCAGCGTTACAGTGACATCCGTCATTTGTTTTATTTCTATTTTATCAATAAGGTTTTCCGTATCCTCGACTCGTATTTCTAATGTCCAAGCAGGAGAAAATATATCAGCAAATAATGTTGCGTGTCGATAACGTCCGGCAAATTCAACGCCATTTATTTTAATTGATATATCGCTAAAAATGCCAAACGAATTAATCATTTTCATGTTGATCAATAACCTTCTTTTTCAACGTCGCCCGCAACAACAATGTCACGTTCTTGAAATCTCATGGTCAGTCTAATTACAACGGGTGCGCCATCATGATGTAACGCCAATGTGCTTGCCGCATTATAATCAACGTCCAAAGAAACAATAACGGATCTCTTAAATTTAGGTAAAAATGGATTTTGCTGCCCACGCCACAGGTATTCAATATCAAACTCGCCCGGGTACGCTAATAACGGCGATGATGAGTATTCACCAATATCCCCCATCGGCAACGAATACATCCTAAACGCCTTGATAATAGAATGGATCGTTTGGCTTTCCGCTGGATCTCTTGCATGGAATAAAAACGTAAAATCAAATGAACGCAGGTCGACACGTTTAAACATCATTTGCGTATATGGGTTAATAGCAACGCCCGTTGCAATTTGAGTTAAATCGCTTGTCGATGATGATGCCGCTGCTTGTGCACCTTTGAAAATTTTGTTCAATGTACCAGACGCTTTACCGGCAGCTTGTCCTGTTAGTTCTGCTCCGGCCTTCATTACCGTGTCTGTTGCTGATATTGTCTCCCAATATAATGTATTATTAATTTTCATATCATCGGGCAGAAACAAAACCACCGTTTCACGAGGTGCGCTATGCAATGCCGTCATATATGTGTACGCTGTGAATTTTATAGCGCCTGGAAATTCATCCTTGTTATTTAAATGCGCCGGATATATTAAAGCCATGTCTATCACCGTTGTGCAATGCCCTTATAAAAAAACGGCATCAAATTAATGATGCCGCTGCTTTACTATTATTCACAGGTTGCCATGAATACTAATTATTTTTATATTACAGTCCCGTGACAGTAAACTTGCGATAATAGTAGTTGGTGCCAACCGTTGGAACACCGCTTGCGTTCACAAATGGATTTGTTGCAATCGCATAACGAGATTTAATACCAAGCACTGGCGCAAATGTTGTTGGGTCAGTTGCAGGATACAATTGAGCAGCAACATAAGGCGCATAGAACAACCCGGCGTCCATTGGGTTAGCGCCTTTATAACCAACCGTTACGCCCGAACCGGTGACATACGGGTCAACATAGACTTTTAAACCTAATACATTACCAACATAGGTAGGGCCAGTAACGTCAACGGTTTTAAAATCAACTTCATCCGCCAAACCCGGCGCCCAAACAAGAATACCGGCCAAACCCAATGCACTTGCTACATCCGCGGTTGTAATGATGAAGTTACCTTTGCCACGACGAGTATCAAAACCGATAGCATTGGCTTCTTTTTGAATTTGATACATCAGGCCCTTTGCGCGCTCACCAAACCAGCGACCATCGGAATCAGTCAATGCGTTCCATGTACCAGCGGTTGTCGTATTAGATGCACCCTGTTTTGCAACCGTATAAATCGTACGAATAATTTCACGGTTTGTTTCCGATAGCAATTCGTTGGACAAGATAGCCGTCAACTCCTGATCAGCGTCAAGGCCATGAACAGACATCAAATCTTGACGCAATTCAAGTGACGCGGTTGCCCGTAATTGACGAGTTTTTGCCGTAACCGTTACTTTTTCAATACTCAGACCCATTGCGGCAAATGCTGAAGTCTCACCTGTGCCTGTTGGCATAGCAGACCCGGTAGTATACGCAGATGTCCCGTATGGATTATCGCCTGTATGCGCAACAGTAGCATCCCCGCCAAAGCCCGTATTGGACTCGTTGTATAACGCTTCATTGCCTTGTACCGGTTGGGTGCCTGGTGTACCGGGTGTTTGGTTAATCACCGCTTCGTTACCAACATAACGAGCGCGCATAGCAAAAATAACGCCGGTTGGCATTGTCATGGGTTGAACGCCGCACACGTCATAGGCAATCATATTTGGAACCGCACGACGAATCATGCTCATTAAAATTGGATCAAACCCTGACATGGTATTTGTTGCGGATGTTGCTGTTGATTCCATCAATGCGCGATCCTGATTCTCGAGCAATTGCGCGGTAACAGCCCGGCGATGTTGGTCGACAATAGGGGGACCCATTTCCATCAACGGTTCCCATTTTTCGATTAACGTATGAACGTTTTGTTGGATCATTTCTTTTAGGCCTCTTTATTAAAAAAATTAAACTGCAGTTTTAATATACCGAGCAACACGAGAATCAATAACTTGTGAGTGTTTGCCGCGGTCGTGCTCTTTTGATTTATCAACCTCAAAATCGGCGTAACCTTTTAATGATTTAGCATAGCCCTCTACTAAAATTTTAAAATCATCGTTGCTAAGGATTTTTGGAATCTTTTCAGCATACTCAACAAGTCGTGCGCGGGTTAATTCGGTATCCAATTCCTTAACAAACGTATTAACGATTGAGCCTCTAGCCGTTTTATGATTAACACTCTCTGTTAACGGTGAATCGTCATCGGACACAAGCGCTTTTTCTGTTAATTCACGGAACTCTTCAATCAAGTCACGCATCCGATCCTGCCGTTGCATTTCATGTAATGCTTCTTGATTGGTCTCAATAAACTCGTTAACGAGCTGGCCACTTTCAAGCATTGCCTCTGTTAATACGCGGATTGTTTCATTGGCGCCCGATAATGCAACGGATAATTCGGTAATGTGCTCATTTAATTTATAAATAGCATCTTCTTCATCAGCATCATCGTCGTCGAAGTCTTCGTCGTCATCGTCGTCATCATCATCTTCACCGTCGCTGTTTTCCTTCGCAGCTGATCCTTTTTCGTATGACTCGAATAGGTGCATAAATGAATCAATAATCGGTAAATCAACCCCAGCCGATTCAAGTAGCGCTTTAATTTCTACTAACTTTTCTTCCATCGGTTTATTCCTACATTTTTAAAATTTTCAATGCAGCACTAAATGCCGCGTTAATATTATTGCGTCGAACCATTTCGCGTAAATTATCAAATATGGGATTATTTAGCACGTCCGATTCTGTCAATATAGAAACAAACGCATCAGGAGCGCTCGGGCTATATTCAATATCCGCTGCACTAATTAATCGATAACCGGTGACGATGTTATTTTTATCAACGGATCCCATGCCTCGCGTGCTTGTACCTAGCACAACCCCCTCTTCTAACAATCTTTGCACCACATCTCCAGCCGGTACGCCTGTAATAACTTTAGCGGTGCCAATATAATCATCGCCTCGCAATTCAAGTTTTACGATTTTGTGGCTGACACGCTCTAGGTTAATAAAACCAGTGTCCTCGGGATCAGGATGGTGTAACTCACCAACAGCCCGATTTTTTTTCAACACATCGCGAATATACGCATCGACGATTGGTTGCATTAATTCAGAGGGGTAAATTCTATTATTTCGGTTGCGTTTGTTCATCTGAATCATCGGGGCCGTAAACATAATACCGCCCGATGTTTTTTTCACAGCAATTTCATTCGTCGATTCAACAAGAACTTCATTAATCATTCGTCATAACCCCATTGCATTACGGAAACGCAATGCCTTTCGCGTCTTTTTGAGCGTACGTCTTTTCAACGATGCACCCTCTGAGCGCTTTGTCATAATTGCATGACGAATTGCCCGCATTTTGTTTAATCGTTCAGCGCCTGTAATTTTGACGCAGGTTTGCCCATCATATTTAAACCCGGGCTGGCACTTCATTTTGACCCGACGAATGCCAAGATTGTTGACCTTGATTAGGCGCTGAACTTCGGTAATTGATTCAACGGGTTCAGCTGCAACATCTTCAACGGAATAGTCATGCGGATCACTAGCATCCCCCACGTATGCAATAACAAGCACATTGCCGTCATCCTGATCAAACGCTTCCACAGCATAAATAAATTTGCTAGAATCCAACAATGCTTCAACTGCTGGTAATCGGCCGCGTGTTGTCACAATAGAAATCGCATCATCTTGATAATCAATATCAATGCTAGCATAACTTGACAATGATACAACTAACCCTACAAGTTCAGTCGGTACGTGCGCAATATTAATTTCCATCCGGCTGCTCCT